CAAACGCCTGTACTGTACCGTGATCCTCTGGAACCATTTTAGTTTTGGAACCCAAGGTAGCAACCATAGTAGCATACTTGTTACCCGTAGGCAGGGTCTCTTTCTTAGATGCCAACGTAATAGTATGCTCAATCGGAAGAAGCTTCTTAGACACAATGTCTTTAAGTGCTGCATCTAAAGAACGCTTACTGTCTGCATTCTTTACTTCCATTGTAAAGTCAACCTCGGAATCGTAACCTGCTACAGCTACACCATTCTCATCAGTAACTTTACCCAACTTGACCTTACCAAATAATACCTTGGTATTCTTAACGCTACGAATGATTGCTTTAGTATCTTCATCTAAAGCTTCCCAATCTTTAACGTACTTACTAGGCCGACCAAGGTTAAACGTACCTTTGGTATCTTTAAGATCACCTTTAAGTACAGTAGCCATGACAGTCTTGTTCATGGTGTTGCTGTCGCTATCCCACTGCGTCCACTGCTGACGCTGTGCAAACAAACGAATAGTAGCACTACGGCTATACACAGTGTTACCCTCTGTGTCGGTCAGTTTAAAAGCACCTAATGGTACAACTACCTTCTCTTCTAGTTCGCCATCTTCATCTACTTGCTCACGCATAATAGGAGCCTGTACTTGCGCCATACGTGCAAGGTTTGGGCCAGCCGATACCTCTGCAGTGTCTGCACTGAAACCCATAGCTGCAGCAAGGTCTGCCCCTGCCATCATTGTACTCAACTCATTGCTCATTATATATCCTTTCTGAGCTTAATTAGAACCGCAGTTATATCATATCACATCTTTAGTGTCAAGCCAATTCGGTCCAATCTTGGCTTCTAAAAGTAGTGGTACGTTCATCTTTATGCCGTAGTAATTATCAATGATACTATTAAGATTGTCGTTAACATCGTTAATGACATTGATTACCTCCTTTTGTTCATCAGGGTGTATGTCTATAACCGCTGAGTCATGGACACTATTAACTATGCAAGAGCGCATACTGTTAAGCCTCTTGTCAATCTCAAGCAACACAACAGGTACAACATCACCAGTAGCAAACCCTTGGACAGGGTAGTTCTTGATCCTAGTGAAGTTAGTAGGTGTATTGTTTTCTCTTCTAGTCGTGCCGGGAAATGCATACTGTCTACCTGACACATTAGTTATCTTCTGGAAACGTATAGCCTCATCACCTAACTTCTTGTGCCACTTAGCTATACCTTTGTACTTGTCCATAAAGTGTGTGTAATACTCTGCCTCAGCTTTCGTTCTACCGAACCCTGTAGCTCCGTAGAGAGGCGCAAAGGTATGTGCCTTAGCTTCTTGCCTAGACGTTGGCTGTCCTGCCTCAGATATAATCTTTGCTGTGTAGGAGTGAACATCAAATCCTGTGGACACTTCTTGCATCGCAACTTTGTCTTGAGACAATAATGCTGCCACCCTAAATTCTAGCTGTGCAAAGTCTGCCTCAAGTATCTTACCCTTCATACCAAACTCAGGATTATTCCAACGAGATACAAACACCTTCTTAACAGGGAACGTACCACCTCTAGGCATATTCTGCATATTAGGATTGCGTCCACTGAAACGTCCTGTGGCTGTGACATGCTGTGTAAGACTAACGTGAAGCATACCATCCTCTTTTGTGTAGTGTTCTATGCCATCAACAAAAGCTGAAAGATAGCTTGACACAGCACTTTGTCTCTTCAGGTCTGTCAAAAATTCTTCTGCCTCTGACATCTCCATAGCCTTAGCTATATTGATAAGTTGTTCTAGGTTTCCCTTGCTTGTAGAGAACCCATTAGCACTAAGCCACGCTTTTGAGGGAGGAAAGAACCCTAGTCCTGCCATTTGTTTTAGCTTGGTAAGCTTGTACCCTCGTGTGTCACAGGCTGTGCATCGATTTGGTTTAGCAAAACGTGTCCCATCCTTCTTAGTTTTGAACACCTTGCCCCTTCCGTTGCAAGCTTGACACACACTAGCCTTTGTTTTAACCATCATAGCACTATTGTCCTTGACAGCCTGTTTAAATTCCTCTTTGTTCTCCACGTTCTCAAAGACAACTGCCCATTTTTTCTTGTCGTATAGTATCCTAGAGTAAATAACTTGGCTGACCTGCTCAGGAGAGTTAAGATTTATAGGTGTATCCCCCATTAAGCTCTTGACTTTTGCGTTTAACCTATTTTCTATCTGCAATAGCTCGTCCTCAAACTGCTTTCGCACCTCTTTTAGTGCAGTTTTGTCTATCCTAAAGCCATTCATGTACATTTTTGTTAGCGATTTGCATACTTTGTTAGTGGTATCTCTTACATTCACCAAAGATTCCGACTCAGGCTTGTTGTATTCGTCTAGTAAGCGCCAATATAAAGACCTAGTAACCTTCAAGTCTTGCTCAAGGTACATCGATAGCTCCTCCAATGGTATCTCATCCGTCTGAAAGCCTCTCCTGAAGTAATCCTTTAGCGTATCAGACTTCTTCATGTCTAAATCGTAGCGTATTGCACAGTTTTCCAGGCTGACAGAGCCTCTCTGACCACGCTGTAGTATGTAATCTCCAAGCATTGTATCAAAGATTTCCCCATCATACTTAAAACCACATGCCCATAACCACTGCAAGTCATACTGTAGATTGTGTCCTATCAATAACGTGGTGTTGTCAAGCACTCTTTGTAGTCTTGCCTGTGCATCATCGTCCTCTATGACCTTCTCCTTGTGATCAAAAACAAAAACTGTTTTCTCCTCCTCCCTAAGATGATCCATAATACCTACGAGTGTCAAAGAATTGTCAGGCTCAAATGGATCAAGGTGTACTTTGCCGTTACGTTTAGTTGTCGTGTTTTCCACATCAAGTATTATCTTCATGCTGAGTACCTTCCTGTTTCTACATCTAGCTCAACATGAACTGCACCATGCCAACCTGTTAACTTGTTCTTGGCTAATCGAATGTGACGCTGAGGATCGTTACTGTCCTGTCCTTCAATGTCAGGGTTCTTACTAAGTAATAACATCAAATCTGCCTCTGCTGCCTTCCCTGTCTTACTGCCCTCAAGCATAGATTGGTTAACATTTATCTTACCCTCTGCCTCTGCTGATAGTTGGGACATCCAAATGATAACGCAATCATACTTTTTGGCAATGTTTCTTGCATGAATTGCCGCCTCTTTCAGGTAGATATCTGATCTTTCCGACCCTGCTGTTGCAAACTTGTCACCCATATCAAGTACAATGATGTCAGGGTTTATACTTTTAGCAAGCTGTTCCACGTAATCCATGTTCTTATCCGTAGCGTCCTTTATAGATAAGAGATTTCTCAGAGGATCATATCTTTCTAGCGCCAACTTCCTGTTCTCTAACACCTGATCGCTAGACATATTTGATTTACAGTACAGGTATCTCAGACCAACACGCTTGTATGCCTCCTCATTACACAGCACAACACATCTTGCTCCCTGATCTATAAAGCCACCCTCAGAGGCAATGATACTAGCGTGAAAGGATGTCTTACCTGTGTTAGGTCTAGCACCCACTATAACAAAGTGACCACCACTCAGCCCCTCTACTCGCCTACGCAACGAGGGTATGTTAAACTTCCATTGAAACTTTAAGTTAAGATGTTCGACTAGTGTGTTGAAAGATATGTCGTCACCCTGAAACCTAAAGCTAGGTGTGAAGTCGTCCTGATAATTATCCAAGATATTTCTAAGAGGCTCAAGGTTATTCTTTGTACCATTTACATAGTCAAATCCTATGTTAGCTACTTCTTCTCCAACCATTTGTTGAAACAACTTAGACAAAACTTCCTTAGCTATATCGTTGTTCATTGGCTCTTCCTTAGACAGCTTACTAAACAACACCTCAAAGGATGCCTTGTTCGCTGAGGTCATAGTGCCGTTGTCAGAAAAGAACAAAGCCTGTAGCTCCGTCAGGGATAAGTTCCTCTCATGTTTTCCCATAGCCTCATCCAAAGTATTCTTAATCTTGCGTGTATCTTTGCTGAAAAGTCTATCAGGACACTTACTACCTTTGTGATCCTCATAAAAGTCTTTCTGCATTAAACTTCTAATTAGTGCTAGTTCTATCATTCTGTATCTTCTCCTCTATTAATCCATCAATAAGACCTAACATCTTGTCAAAGTCTTCTTTCTCTAAATTCTCTATGTAAAACCATTCGTTAGCTCTCTTACGACTTAAACCCTCAGCCAACGAGTGTGCCATCTTTTCTGCCACACCTCTATGCTTAAACTTTTTGTAGGTAACTATCTCGTAATCCCTGTGAGGACTACCTGTTTGATATTGATTACATCTATCCACAGACTCAATAGCTTTGCCTATCTTGTACCAATTACTCCACGCAGGATTTTTAAGTACGTACACTTCCCCCTCAGTAGCCAACACATAATTAACCAAAGAAGAAAAAGCTGCATCGTTAAAAGTTTTATATCTTCCTGGTTTGTATAATGGATGTGTTCTTGATATATATTTACCATCAACAAACATTCTTAACTTGTTAGTTCTAGGAGAGTTTATAGCATTAAAACTCGCTTGATTATTAGCATGACACCTCTTACACTTATAATTGCAAGTTGATCTCATAGTCTCAGACCAGTTAGTAGTAACGTCTAACTCTTCTTTACAATCCTTACAGTATCTACTCATTGATAAGCCTCCTGAGTTTATTAAAATCATTTACTCTCTTATACTTTAGATCATCCTCAATGTGTAAAGCGTACACCTCTGAAGGGTCACAGTAACTCTTTAACTCTTTGGTATATACAATCGTCTTGCCTATAACATCAGGATCAAGAGCGACTATTACTTTGTCAAATGTATCCAAGTATTCTTTATGCTCTCTCATTAAATTTGTTCCAAGCAAAGCTACTCCAGTTATACCAACCATAGTTTCTCCCACCACTGTAGCAGAGACGCAATCCTCGACTACTACAGCAACACTTTTACAATCAGAGATCCTATGCGTGTACTGTTTAGCGTCACCTCCATATCTATACCACTTGGGTTGACTATTATACAAGGCTCTGCCTATCGCATCTACGAGTCTACCATTGCTATAGATAGGAAACACTGCTCGTGAGTCCTTGCAATCATACAGTAATTCTATTGACAAATCCCATCGTCTTTTGAATCGCTGAACGTAAGCGTTATCGCCATCAGTTATACGCTCCGGCATAACAAACTTCTCTGGTGTTTTATTTTCTGCAACACCCTGCAGCTTTTTCTTTATCGTATCAGCTAACATATTTGTCATGTACGAACC